AGGTCAGCAAAGACAGATTGATATTCTTTTTTAAGCTTGCACCATTCTGCACATTGTCTCCTTAAGGCTATACTTCGTATGCAGTCATTTAGAAATTAACCTTACAGGAATAGATTGCTTTATTATGGGGGAAGATAAGCATCCTGCACTGACCAACCATAATAGGTTTGAAGCAAGCAGAAATTGATTTTTTCAGTTGCCTGTTAAATTAAACTATCTTGAATAGTTTATCCGTGGTAGCCACTTTCTTGTCTTTTCTTTGTGTCAAGAGATTTCTTTTCAGCAGCGAGAGTTCCTTTTAATATACTCTCAATCTTGATCACATTTACTTTGATAGAAGCAATATCCTTAACAGACTTTTTCGTGAGGACCACATTAGAAGGACCTTCAGAAAGTATCATTTTCTGGTCATTATTTTTTCTGTTTAGAAGTTTATCTGAAGTAATTGCCATTTACCTTATCTCCTAGAATATTCCAAGAATTTTTTTCTTCTTATTGCCATTCTTAGGACAAGTTGCACCAAAGTTTGGAGTTCTAGTTGCCCCTCCACCTCTTCTATTTCTTCGTCTGGAAGATTGTGTTGGTGGAGCATAAACAACTTTTGCTGCTGGTTTTGCTGGAGGGTTAACTGGTCTAGCACCTCTTCCTCTCCTTGGTTGTCTTTTTGCTAATTGAACTTGTCCTCGTCCTGATCCGCTTGGATCTCCACCTTGACCATAAACGGGTTTATTTTTTTGTTGTCTTTGCATTTCAGCAGAAGCGCCACCAAACAATCCCATTTTATCCCACCAAGGACGTTTGTTTTGAAGTGCTTCTCTATTCTTTTGCTCCGCTATCATTTTCTTTTGCCTATCATTCAAAACTTCTTTCCCTGGTTTGAACCCCAATACCTTTTCGTCAAAGTCCACATCATGCATAGTCATTCCTCTATTTTGAACCTTCGCCAGTAAAGCTTCAAATGGTTTATATGCTGCCCTGCCGAGTGAACCCATGTCTTTAAAACCAGACTTCTTAAATGCTTCAAAACTTTCCCCAGCTTGTCGCATAGCATCTCTTGCACTGCGATTTGTGTCGTAAATCTGCCGTATACCTATAATTCTTCCCTTTTCATCTCTCTTAAATTCATCATTTCCAATTCTGCCCATAGTTAGTCCAGCAGCAGATAATCCACCACCAGCATAATCTCCATAATCAACGTTTTTTTGTCCTCTTTTAGCAGCATTTTTTTGAGCTTCAAGAATTGCTCTTTGCATATCTTGAGAGATGCTTTTATCTGTTCTACTCATACCAAGAGTTGATGCAAGAAGAGCAGGAAGTGCTTCTGTTGCTGCTCCGTGTATGTTAGAACCTAAAGTTTTTAAACCACCAAAATCAAAATTTCTTATAGAATCTATAGTAGATCCCACTTTTTGTTTAACTCCACCATATATTTGCTGAGCTTTAGACATTGCTGGTGCTGCTAATTTTTGAGCTTCACCAGGAAGTCTTTGAAGTATTGATAATGATGGTGCTGCTAATTTTTGAGCTTCACCCACAACGTTTTGAGCATATCCAACACCAGATCCTATTATCTTTGGAACTTGCTGTGCGGCTCTACCAAAGTATCCCATCCCACTTAAAAATCCACCACTTCCTCCACCACCAGATGCAGAAGTTCCACCTCCACCACCAGATCTCCAAGTGGATGGATTGCCAATATCAAAATTAGGTCCAGCTCCTCTACTTTTAATAAAATTATTAAAATGTTTTCTTAGGTCAAAAGTTGGATCTCCAGATGAACTGGAAGGATATTTTTCAGATCCAGGTCCAGGTCTACCACCAATAGGACCACCACTGGCAGCATAGGTTGTTCCACTAATAATCTTTGGTTTATTATTTCCACCTCCAGCAGCATTCATCGCTTCCAGAGTATCAACACCATACTTCTGAACTGCACCGGCAGACATTACAAATTCGCCATCAGAAAGCATGGCGGGAATTTTATCTCCTTTTGGTCCACCAGGTCCATTTATAAGACCATTTGAACCACCCATAGCTCCACCAAGAAGCATACCAAGTGGTCCAAACATAGCGCCCATTCCAGCGCCGCCCATCATACCTTTGAAGTTAAATCCACCACCACTAAACGCAGGGAATCTTGGTCTTACATATCCACCCCCAGCAAGACCCTGCGCTTTTGGTTGTTCTCCACCTTTAAGCGTATTGCTTAAAGCCATCGTGCCGCCAACAGTAATAGCAGTCTCTAATCCAGCAGCAAGAAGTTTTCCTTTTCTACCACCAAGAAAACCAGCAACCTTTGATAATTTACCACCCGTTTTTCCAATTCCAGCTTTTACCGCAAGAGCAGCAACAGCAGCACCAAGTCTAACCGTACTTTTTATAACAAGAGATATTAATCCCCTAGCAAACTTTCCAAATGATGTTCCAAATACAATATAAAGAGATAAAAGAGTTGGTCCCCAATCACTAAAGAAACGAATAATGGATTTGACCTTACTTGCATTTTTAGGATCACCCATCCATTCAATAATTTTGAAAACTATCCTTCCAAGAATAACAGTTCCAATAAAATTAAGTATTCTATCAAGAAGACTTTTAACGGGTGCTATAACTTTTTCTGCAGTTTTAGCGATACCCCTAAATACTTTCTCCAGTTTGCTCTCAGCAAGTCCTCTTTTTTCTTGCTCTGCTTTTTTTCTATCATATGCAGCAGTATCATCGGCAAGTTTCTTTTTACCTGCCATTATCTCTGCGATTGAATTTACAGATTTTGCAATCGCAGAGATATTATCTTCTACTTTTGAAGTAGAACTGCCAGGTAACTTTGCACCAATATTTGTACCGCTTATTCTTTCACTTTGAGTCTTAGAAATATTTTTAAGACTCGTTATCTTTCTCGAATTATTATCAACAGTCTTCTCTATTTGACTAACGCGCATAACAAGTTTTCTTGTATGCCCGGCAAGACTTCCTATATTTTTATGAATACTTGCAATATTTTTTGATAAATCAAATGAGCCCCCTCTCTTAAAACTTTCGGCAGAGATGACCGTCTTTTTAAGTTGTGAATCTAGGTCTTTTAGGTCCTTAGAAGTGGGCATTACTCATCTGCTGCTGTTGTTGTTGCTGTTTTAATTGTTCTTCTTCAAGATGTTGCTGAAGTAAAGCAACATAGATATCCCTTTCCCAGGGCATCATATTTTCAATCTCCCATAAAGAATATTTATGGTACTGCATCAAAGAAAAATTAAGACGGAAGTAATTCTCAAGGTCCATATGGACCATCACTACGCGAAAAAAGATGCTAATCCCTCAAGAACTACTTCACTTTCAACCTTAGTATTTGGATTTGTAACTTTAATAGTATGAGATAGTTTTGGCATAGTTTCAAAAAACTTCTCAATATCTTTAAATTGAGAAGAGTTCATAGACTCCAAGAACTCAGATAGCTCTTTTTTTGTAACATCTGATGTAGACCAAACTTCCTCTTCGGTATAAATTTTATCAATACAAGATCCAATCAATTCAAAAGATTGGTCCATGGCATTTTTATTACCAAAGTCAAAATTATTCTTAATAAACTGGTCAAGAGATGGATACTTCATCTCCATCATAATATTATCATCCAGTTTAATTCGATTTGAATGCTCATCATTCTTTTGAACTTGAATATCATCCAAATTAATTTTCACGGGAACTTGAGTTTCTCCATCATCAGGACAAATTATATTAATATCAAGTTCCTCTCCAACAGACTTACCTCGAATATTAAGGAAAAGATATTCAATATCAAAAGTTGGTAAAGACTCAACTTTAATATTCTTAGTCTGAATACAGTTTTTAATAACTGTCTTAATTGCGGTTGTGATTTGCTTAGTATCTTCACTCTCCAAAGCAATCACAAGTAGTTTTTCTTCTTTAACTAAAAAAGGTCTGTATCGAATTGTTTCTCCAGTTGATGGCAATTCAAGTTCATAAGTTGGTGTAGAAATCTTAGGTAAAGGCATAATGTCCTATAAAAATATCTCAGTATGATTATTTATAGGGGATAGACGAAAAGAAAAGTGTCCACCCACATATCCACCAGACCATAATCCGTTGTATAATATGAAGGTAAAAAAACAAATCAAATGATCAAAACCGCATTGAGAGCCACCATTCTGGGCAGCGCGTCAATTATTGTTCTCTGCTTTGGATGGTATACGGTTTGGGGTGAAGGTGGCAACAAGGGTGACTACTGGACCGCATATGATATTGACAAAGTATGCATAGAAACACAGAATCCAAACTCATGGTCCTGCTACCGAGCAGAGATTCACCGCGACAATGCTCTTGCACTTGCAGACTGGGGAATGAAATGTGGTCTAATCGGAACTGTTGCAACAGTTGGTCTTGGACTTCTCAACAAAAAAGAAAAATAAAAAGAGGGTCTTCGGACCCTTTAAGGCATGATGTCCTATAAGTGTATTTCAGGTGTGATTATTTAAAGGATTAATTAAAAGAAAGACTCCCTGGCAATTCTTTCAGCGTCTGCTTCTGGAGTACCCGATCTAATAAGTTCTTCCCTCATTTTATTAGCTTCATAAACTCTACCACCTGGCAATCTATCAGCAGTAGAAACAGTAGTTACAGATTTACTTTCGTTAAACTGAGCTTGCTCTATTGGAGTTGATACCTGAGAACCAGATTTTTGTTCTGGGGGATCATCTGTTCTATTCACAATATAGCGAATATATGACATAGAAACAGTACATTTAAGAAGAGAAGAAGAATCATAAGAAACTGGCATAGACGAAATACTGATTGGAAATATTTTTACAAAATCATATTGCAAAACAGAAGCAGATCCTGGAAAAGAATTATGACTACTTCTTTCAAATTTAATTACTGATAGTTTGTTTGCCTTATACTCATCAACGTATTGAAATCTATAGAAGTATTCATCAGAGTATGAAGTAATATTTCCCTTCTCTTGCTGTGCTCTTACAGAAGACTCCTGTGCAATATACTTCATCCAAGTCTCAAACACTCGAATAGGTAAGTAATTCTCAGCATCAACATAGAAAGTTAAATCAATTCTGTCATCATAAACTCTTCTGTATGCGTGCCTTTCAGTAACACCATGAAAGTCTCCAGTAATCTCAAGTGTAGCTAAGTTTGAACCAGGGAGAGTTGCTTCACTGCAGAGTAAATTTAATTTTTCAATATTTCCATTTTGAAGATTTACACCATTATCTCTCAAATATCCACCAGTAGTCAACTTCTTAGGAAGACCAATTTCAACTTCAAAGTGAGAAGTTGTTGCTGGATGCAAAAGTGCAGACTTAATTTGCGATATGCTCTTTGCGGAAGGCATTTATAAATATTTTTAACCTGTATATATTATGTAGTAGAGATAATGGCAGAAAGTATTAAAAATATAAATAGTATTGAATAGATAATTCATAATGAAAAAGATTATCAAGTTTAATACTAAAAAATTAAACGAAACCTTTAATATTGACACTACTTCAGAAATTATTCACGAAGAATACGAAGGAAATTCTGGATGTGAGGGAGAATTAAATCCTTTTTATGGCAAAAAACATTCAGAAGAGACAAAAGAAATATTGAGACAAATGACATTAGAACTTTGTAAGGATGAGAATTTTAGAATGAGTCGTGCCAACCATAAAGAAAAAAATGGAATGTATGGTAGTACAAGATTTGGAGAACTAAATCCAATGTGGGGAAAGACTCATAGTGAAGAAGCAAAGTTAAAACAAAGTGAAAAAAGAAAAGAGTGGTTTAAAAAAAATGAAAGTCCGCTCAAAGGAAAACCTTGTCCAGAAACAACAAAACAAAAATTATCGGAAAAAAATAGCAAAGAATATATATTGATTTCTCCAGAAGGAGAGATGATAAAAATAAAAAATTTAACTAAATTTGCAAAAGAAAATAATTTAAATATTGGTTGCTTACAGCACGTTGTATCGGGAAGAAATAAGTCGCATAGAGGGTGGAAAAATGCCTCGTGATTCAAAATACCACCAAGGATTTTTCCATCCAAGAAATCCAGAAAAATATATTGGAAATCCAGATAATATAGTGTATAGGAGTAGTTGGGAACTTAAATTTATGCAGTGGTGCGATCGTTCTCCCAACATACTAAAATATGGTTCGGAAGAATTTTGTATTCCTTATTATAATCCAGTAAAACAGAAAGTATGTAGATACTTTCCGGACTTTATTATTGAAGTACTTGAAGGTAATGGCAAAAAACAAAAATATGTAGTAGAAATAAAACCCAAAAATCAAACAATTCCCCCAATCAAAGGAAAGAAAAAAACAAAAACTTACATCAACGAGATTAATACTTATGTTGTCAATCAAGCAAAATGGAAGTCAATTCAAGAATGGTGCGAAGATCGTTTGATTAAATTCCGCGTAATCACCGAATCAGAATTGGGTATCAAATAATGGCAGAAGGTTTTGGACAATATACAAGTGTTCCTCCAAGAATGAGGGAACTAAAAAAAAGAATAGAGCAGTCTGGGACAACTGATGCTGAAGATTTGATGCTTATTATTATGGATGTTTTGAAAGAAGAAGTGCTTTACCCAGAACCAGGGAAGTTCTATACTTTTGTATACAATCCCAAAACACCAAATATAGAGTATGACCAACATCCACTAATTGCTTGCACATCATTAGAAAGATGGGGATTCAAAGGAATCAACTTTCACTGGAGACAGGGAAGACAATATACTTGGGAGGAAGTTGCAGGCAAACTTCACGTAGTAAAATATGAAGAGCTTGATGAAATGTTATCTATACCTTTTGGAAAATTCCGTCTAAATAAATAAAAACCATATTGTAGATGGCAGGAACATACGGAGAACCTGGTAAAAATCCCTTTACTGTGAAGGGAGTCAGTGGAGTATTGTCTCCTGTAGTAAATGCTGAGACTGGAGTAACTCAGATTTATAAACAAGGCGCATTAAACACATACCAAAGTCTTGGAACATATAACCCCCAAACAAAAAAGTTTACTGGGGATTCAAATTTGAGTGAAAGCGAACTTAG